CCAGATGGTTCAGGAAACTTTACAAGATATATGGGTATGCTGATTGGAAAAAACCATAGAGGTTTTGGTATGAGAAGTTGGCGATATATGGCTGTCATTAATGATGGCGTGGTAGAAAAATGGTGGCAAGAGCCTGGCATTAACAATGATGGACAGGACGATGATCCATATGAAAATACTACCCCAGAAAAATGTATGAAGTACTTGGAAACAAAAATCACTGGATTCTTTTAAGGAGTTAAAATGAAGATAGCAAATAAAGATCCAGGTGCTGGACATTTTGGTGTTAGTTTAGTAAAAAGTATTTTTAGATTTGTCGCAAGTGGACTTTTGATTTGGTCAGGATATATACTTTGGTCAGCAAATGAGTACACAGACATATTCATAGCAGACAGTGGTGCTCTGCTTATGGGTGCAGGAATAGTTCTGTTTTTGGCAGAAGTATTGGGAATAATTGAGGAGATTGTGTAATGAAAGAAGGTCCGATGAAAGAACACATTATGAGAGATACGGAAGGCGTAATCAAGCAAGAGTTTGTTACGTATCGTAAAAAAGATGGTATGTTAGTAAAAGAAACCACTATCCGTAATTTTACAAGTGGCGGCGACTATCACGATAGTTATCATCATGAACCTTTGGTTAGTTTAGGTGACTAACATGGGATTGTTCAGTAAAAAAGATAGACCACATTGGGAAGTAATGGCAGATGATGGAATGAATAAGTTCCTAAAGTTTTGCCTGTTTTGCCTCTTTACATATGGCCTATATCATGTTATAATAGCACTATATGATCGGTTTACAGGATGATTGAAAGAATTGGTATTATGTTTGGTTCTACAACTGCAAATAGTGAACGCACTGCGGAAACTATTTGGGATATAATGAAAGAAACAGAATTGCATGATATCAAAGATGGTGTAGAAGTTTTGGAACAGTATAACAAAGTTATATTGGTTGCACCAACGTGGGACTATGGAGGATTACAAGAAGATTACATAGAAGCATGGGATAAATTGAAAACTGTGAATTGGAAGAATAAAAGTGTAGCACTAGTTGGTTTAGGTGACCAAGTAGGCTATGGTGACTTATATCAAGACAGCATGAGTACACTATACGAAACAATAAAAGAACTTGGAGGCACATTTGTTGGCTTTACAACTACAGAAGGCCACAAGTTTGAAAAGAGCAAAGCAACAAGAGGTGATAAATTTGTTGGACTTGCAATTGACGAAGATAATCAATCAAAGTTAACACAAGAACGTCTAAATACTTGGATAGAAAAACTAAGAGAGACTTGGAGTTTAAATTGATGACATTTGTCAAAAATACTGGTAGGCAAAGAGGTATTACTACTACCAAAGAGAAGAAATACTATTACAGTGAAATATTTTATAGTATTCAAGGAGAAGGTCATTACACAGGTGTTCCTACTGCTTGGATACGTTACTTCTTGTGTAATCTACAATGTAATGGATTTGGTCAGATAGATCCAACTAACCCTGATACGTATGAACTGCCTTTTTTAGAATTTGATCCAAAGAGTGTAAACAGAGTAGAAGATCTTCCTGTATGGGAAAAAGGTTGTGATAGTTCATATACTTGGGCAAAGAAGTTTAAAGGACTTATGGGTAATGAGACTCCTAAAGTAATTGCTAATAAAATTATAGACATATTAAAAAACGATAGCAATCCAGAAGGAAAGTTCCTACATCCTGTATCGCAGTTTCATCAACATTTATGTATCACAGGTGGCGAGCCTTTAATGACTACAGGACAAAATGCTACTATAGGAATATATGAAGAACTACAAAGCCAAGGTAACTTGCCTGGTAGCATGACATTTGAAACAAATGGTACACAACAATTACGTCCAGACTTTATAGACTGGGCAAAAAGAATTAACACAGAAATATTTTTTAGTGTAAGTCCTAAACTATGGACAGTATCAGGTGAAAAACCCGATAAGGCAATAAAGCCAGAAAAGGTTGGTGAATATTATGATCTTAGTCAAAAAGGACAACTAAAGTTTGTTGTTGGTAACAATGATGAACAATGGGAAGAAATGGAAGGCGTAATTGCACAGATGCGAAGTGCAGGAGTAAAATGGCCCGTATGGGTTATGCCTGTAGGTGCTAGATCGGAAGAGCAAGAAGCCACTGCCGGCGAAGTGGCGGCAAGGGCATTTAAACGAGGATACAACGTTGCGGCGAGAGTCCATGTGTATCTATTTGGAAACGCAATAGGCACTTAGGAGGTGTTATAATGAGATTATTATTAGTTATATTATTTTTGTTTGCGGCTGTGGCTGTTTACACAGATTCACGTGCAGGTGACTGGAACGATAAGCCAGTAATTTGTAGCCAATGGGACGAAGTAAAAAATGCAATTGATAATAAAGGCGAGATATTGTTTGCGGCAGGAGTACAAGCAACCAAAGTAAGAGATGGTATGGGATTATCGGAAGTACCTGCTTTTTTGCCAATGTCAATTTACGTCAACCCAAAAACAAAAACATATACAATAATAGAGTTCCATCCTTCTTATGATTCATATTGTATCATAAGTTTTGGTAATGATTGGAACTTAACTGGAGAAAAACTATGAAGGACTTGTTGAAGACAGTCAAAGATAAGTTGACAGGCAAAAAGAAAGAGCCAGGTGAACTTACTCATAAGGAAATGATGGCTAAAGAAAAAGAACAAGCCACTAAAGAAGGAAAGCCGTGGGTAGGTGTTTTAGATACCCATGTCAATAAAGAAAATATAAGAAACGGATTCTTTGAACTAGATTGGAACAATGAGTTTATTGAGCAACTTATTGATGCTGGTTACAAAGGCGAATCCAACGAAGAGATTGTTGATGGTTGGTTTAAGGACATTGCAAGAAATGTTCTTGCTGAAGAAGGTTTAGATACAGACAGACCAGCAGGTTATATAAAAACAGATAATCTCGGAGATGGTAAATCGGAGGTAAAATAAATGATGGATATATCTATGTGGTACTTGTTACCATACTATGCAATACTAATTGTTGGAGTATTTTTCCTATATAAGATTGCAAGAAATTTAAGAATGATACTAAAAGAGTTATGTCATATTGGAAAGAAGATTAAGTAATGAGTTTAATTAGAATAAAAAGTTTTCATCCTTTGACTGAATTCAGTCCTAGTTGGAACATTCCTATTTGGTTGACACAATGGTCAGAACCAGAAAAAGTTGATACTGTAAGAAAGACTATTGAAGATGATGAAGAAAATATTCTAAAAGAGTTTGATTATGCTAACAGTGGTGGTACAGGATTAGGACCAGATGATGTCACTACAAGATTCGGAAAGTACAATGTATTCAGTAGATACAAAGATATTCCGGAAGTACAAGGACTCTTAAAATTTTTACAATATAGTTATTTGCAATATGTAACAACACAACAAATAGAACTAAAAGAGTTAAAAATTGTATGCTGGGCGAATGTCATGAAGCAAGGACAAGAGATGGAAAGTCATGCACATGGTTCTCAACCAGACAGTTACCTAAGCGGAAATATGCATTTAGATGACTATCAAAGCAAAACAACATACCATTCTCCGTATGATGTTTTAAGCAAGATAGCATTGCCTAACCAAAAAGGCGGAAATACATTGTTTCCAAGTTATTGTCCACACTTTACTGATCAACATGATGAAGCAAAGAAAAGAGTAAGTGTTGCATACGATTTGAGGCTCAAAGGCACGTTTGATGAAAACGAATTCAAGTGTGTAGATTTTATGAATCAATCTATACTTGATGAAATAAACAAAAAACGAGCAGAAGAATTAGCAAAACAAAAAAAAGAAGTTGACAAGAAGTAATAAAGCAGTTATAATAAAGACATGAAGTACATACTCGTAGATACCGCAAATACATTCTTTCGTGCAAGGCACATTATACGTGGCAATCTAAATGAAAAGATTGGCATGGCTTTACACGTCACTTTCAATAGCATTAGAAAAGCATGGAACGATTTTGATGCTGATCATGTTGTATTTTGTTTAGAAGGTAGAAGTTGGCGTAAAGACTTTTATGCTCCTTACAAAAGAAATAGAAGTGATGCAAGAGCAGTACTTACTGCCGCACAACAAGAGGAAGAAGAAGTATTCTGGGAAACGTTTGACGAGTTTAAAGATTTTATTGTAGGCAAAACTAATTGCACAGTATTACATAATGAAAACTTAGAAGCAGATGATTTAATTGCAGGTTGGGTACAAGCACATCCAAAAGATGATCATGTTATTATATCTACAGACGGAGACTTTGCACAACTAGTAGCACCTAATGTAACACAATACAATGGTGTTAGCAATACAACTATCACAAGTGAAGGATACTTTGATGATAAAGGCAAAAAGGTAATAGATAAAAAGACAGGCAAAGAAAAAGAGGCTCCTAATCCACAATGGTTATTATTTGAAAAATGTATGAGAGGAGATACTAGTGATAATGTATTTTCTGCTTATCCAGGTGTAAGAGTAAAAGGCACAAAAAATAAAGTTGGATTACAAGAAGCATTTGCAGACAAAGATAAGAAAGGTTATAGTTGGAACAACATGATGTTACAACGTTGGGTTGATCATGAAGGAAAAGAACACAGAGTATTAGAAGATTATGAACGTAATGTAATCTTGTGTGATTTAACTGCACAACCGCAAAACATAAGAAAAATTATAAATGATACAATAGAAGACGCAACTGAAACGCCAAAAGAAGTTGGTCAAGTTGGAATAAAATTAATGAAGTTCTGTGCTAAACATGATATGGTTAAAATAAGTGAACAAGCACAAAGTTTCAGTGAACCATTGAATGCGAGGTATGTAATATGACAAAATTAAAAGCAAATCCAATAGTGAATGGAAAGTTTTGGATTATAGAAGAAGACGGAGAACGTGTAGGCACACTTACAAAAAATAATGATAAAACATTTATGTATTGTTGTGATACAGGAACAAGTTTCTTTGAAAACGAAAGACAACTAAAAAATACATTCAATGATATTAATTGGGGTACAAGCATAAGTGATAAAGACACTGAAAAGAAAAAAGAAGTTCATACATACCCAACTAGTGTTAATCCATTTAATCAAATGTATGACGTAAAACGTAAACTCCCTTTGTTTACAAAAAGTAAAAAAAGTAAAAGTCTATATTGTGCAGGATATTACATTATTAGATTCGACAAAGGTTGGGTAAGAAGTTTTTGTCCTAAACTAGTTACTATTGAAAATTACGATTCTAAAGGTCCTTTTAGAACTGAGATAGTAATGAGACAGGAGTTAAGCAGAGCCAATGCAAACAAATAAACCTATTAATACGACGCCTTTACAACTGTTTTTAGAGCAAGTAAAAGGTGCTGACTTATCTAATACACAAGAGATTAGAATGCCTTTACAACAGGCTAAACAACTAGCCTTTACTATAGGTGAAATAGAAGCACGTTTACACGGCAATTTAGAGCAGTTTGTAAGCAACACCGTAGGTAAAATAGAAGCAACACCAGTTGAAGTTTCTATGGACGGTGGCGGATTTAAAGAAGAATAGTACTCAATCCATACTTTATAGATAAATATATACGTAGTTAACTAATAGGATTACGTATATGAGCAGACCAAAACCAACAGTTATACTGGAACACGTAAATAAGAAGAATTATAAAAGCGATCAAATTCTTCAAAGTGAAGCCATCTGGGCAGTTTTTTATAAAGGCAAACCTTTTAATTTAAAAACGTCCAATGTGATTACAAACTATCCAGGACCTAAATATAAGAAAGTTTCTTTTTCTAATCCAGGTCATGCACACAATCTAGCAAAAAAACTTAACAGCCTTTTTGAAACTAAAGACTTTGAAGTTTATAAACTAACTACAGGCACCCCAGTCAAAGAGGAAAAATAATGTATAGGTATCGTTGTAAAATTATAAAGGTCATCGACGGTGACACAGTTGACGTTGATATTGATTTAGGATTTGGTGTTTGGATGCACAAAGAACGTGTAAGGGTACACGGAATAGATACTCCAGAATCTAGAACAAGAGATAAAGTAGAAAAGAAGTTTGGTCTTTATGCAAAGAAAATTGTTGAAGGATTTTTACCTAAAGGTTCAACACAAACATTATGCACCATAAAAGATGCCACAGGAAAGTTTGGTAGAATATTAGGCAAGTTTGAAATCTATGACTCTAAAACTGATAGCCAAATGATGATGGGTGATTGGATGATCAGAGAATCTGTTGCAGTGCCATACGAAGGACAATCCAAAAAAGAAATAGAAGAACACCACCTGGCGAACAGAAAGAGACTGATCGAAGCAGGATTGGTAAAGTGAACTGGAAAGAAACATATACTAAAATATTCCTTAAACAAGCAGGTATTTCAGTCAATGAACAAACCCTAGCAGAGTATATGCCAAAATGGTGGCAGAATACAAGGAACAAAACTGAAGGTGGTTTGCGATTAACAGATGACGGTATAGAATTTGTTAAAGGCAAACTTGAACTTACAACCTACGATATACCTTTCCCACAAGATTTTGAAATGACCACACAGGTCATTATATTTTTGGATAAGTTTATTGACTGTCCTTATTGGTTAGGACGTGGCGGAATGATAGTTACTAAAGAGAAAAAAGCATTAGAATTAAGTCTTTTTAGTGGAGATGTACGTAAATATGGATTGGCAAAAGCATTAAAACGGGCAGACGAACACGTAAACCCTTGATATTACTAGACATTTTTTTTGGAAAAAAAGGCATTTTCTGGTTGACCTTTTGACTAATAGGTGCTATTATATAAACATAATAAGGCACTGAATATGACAAAGAAAAAGGAGTACAAAATGGAAAATCTAGCAGTCCGTCAAGTATCGCCCAACGCAACCAAAAAAGCGATTGCAAGGGCATTCAAAAAACAAAGACCTATCTTTATTTGGGGAGCACCTGGTATTGGTAAGTCAGATATCGTTCAACAAATTGGTAACGATATGTCAGCATTAGTAATAGACATTAGATTGTCTTTATGGGAACCAACAGACATTAAAGGTATCCCTTATTATGCGGCAAATGATAACACAATGAAATGGGCACCGCCTATTGAATTGCCAGATGAAAAATTGGCTAAGAAGCATAAGTTTATTATCTTATTCTTAGACGAAATGAATTCGGCCGCTCCGGCAGTACAGGCCGCGGCTTATCAACTTATACTTAACAGAAGAGTTGGTACATATAAATTACCTGACAACGTTCTTATTGTTGCCGCTGGTAACAGAGAAGCAGACAAAGGTGTTGTATATAGAATGCCTGCTCCGTTGGCAAACAGATTTGTTCACTTAGAAATGAAAGTGGACTTTGATGATTGGTTCCAGTGGGCAGTAGCAAATGATATTCACCAAGACGTTGTTGGTTACTTGACTTTTGCAAAGAAAGACTTGTATGACTTTGATCCTAAGAGTCCAAGTAGATCTTTTGCAACACCTCGTTCTTGGTCATTTGTATCCGAATTGCTAGAGGATGACGATGACGAGAATACCACTACAGATCTTGTTAGTGGTGCAGTTGGCGAAGGCTTGGCTGTGAAGTTCATGGCACACCGTAAGGTGGCTTCAAAACTTCCTAACCCTACAGACATACTGTCTGGAAAGGTCAAGGATTTAGAGACTAAAGAAATCAGTGCCATGTATTCCTTAACAGTCTCACTTTGTTATGAACTAAAAGAAGCCTGCGATAAGAAGGATAAGAAGTTTGACGATAAAGTTAATAACTTCTTGAGATTTGCAATGGATAACTTTGAAACTGAATTGGTTGTCATGGGTATCAAACTTGCACTTACTCAATACCAACTTCCAATTGATCCAGATGAAGTCGATTGTTTCGATGAATTCCATGATAAATTTGGAAAGTATATTGCGGCGGCACAATCAGCCTAACCAATTTAGGGGGAGGATTTTGGTTCTCCCCCTTATCTTTTTGGTTGACAAATTCCATTAAATATAGTATTATATAAGAACAATAAGGAATAGGCACAATGACAGTACAAACATTAGAAAAAGTAGAAACTCCAGATATAGAAGTAACTGACGAATTACGTAAAGAAGTTTTCGATAAGATAGTTGTAGCAAGAGTAGGTTTACTATTAAGACATCCTTTCTTTGGTAACATGGCTACAAGATTAATAATCAAAGAAGCAACAGATTGGTGCCCTACTGCGGCAACAGATGGTAGACA